TATTAACTAAAGTATTAGATAATGTAAACTCTGATTCAATTGAATTTACTGAAGAGACTAAGGCAAAGATTTCAAGAGACTTATTATCATATTTGACTATAAAAGCATATCAACAAAACAAATTAAATAATGATCCACAATCTGTGGCAACATTAAATAATAATTTGATTTACCCTGGTGGCGGATATGAATCAATTAATGATATAGTTGATAGACTACGTACAACAGAAGCAGGACAGAATAATTTCTTCTTGGATAACTTTGCAATAAGTGTTAAGGCAACAGATGCTAAAAATCAATCTGGTATGAACTTACTTAATGCTAATACATTTAGAAGTTTGAATGCTGGTCAAAAGGTTGACTTACAAAATTCATTTGCTAAACTATACGGGTCATTAGAAACTAAGGATGATGCTTTAACTATAATTAATTATATAATGGTTAAAGATGGTTTACAAACTGGTTATGCATCTTTACTAGAAGCTATTAGTCCATTTACCATGGATTCATATTTAAGTCAAATTGAAACTGCTAATAAAGCATTAAGAACTGATGATGACGCAAATATCAAAAAGGTATTTGGTTTAAATAGAACTCAATTAGAATCTGACTTTGTTAATAATTATTTACAATCAAATATTAATGGTCCTTTATTATATACTATTAATAGAAGTGAAACAGGTTCATTACCTAAAGGTGTAAGCATTAAAGAAAATAAAATTACAATTAAGTGGGAAGATATGTATGGAACATCTCCTAAAGATTTTGTAAGATTAAAACTTGAAGATATTGCTACAGGATTTGTTACTTATAAAACATATATGTCTACAACTCAAGATGAGTCAACAACAAAAGTATATGAAGAAATAGAAACAAAAGGATCCAATCAACAAACACCAATTGGATTTATGTTTGGTGAAAGACCTACATATAAAGCTATAAGACAAGCACTTAAGACTAAAAACTTAGGGGCTGAACAAGATTCATTTACTGATAGTATTCAATTTGATGAGATGTCTTTTGCACAAGGAGTTCAAACAGCAGCGTTACAAGATGAAGATGCAGTTATTGATGCAACTGAGTTTGGTGTTAATATCAATGGTAACAACATTGCCAACATTAGTGCATTAGAAGCAATGCTTACCGCTGAACCAAAAGAAAAAGTTGAGGTTGTGGAAAATAAAAAATTATTTGATAAAAATGATAAAGAACTTAAAAAAGGTTCAGTAGTAGAATACAACGGTAAGAAATATTTATTCTGGAATGATAACAATGGTAAAGCACAATTAATAAATACTGATGGTACTAAATTTAGCGGAACCCCCAACATTGATAAACTTACTGTAACTGGTTCTTATAAAACCACTATTTATGATAATACAGAATATATTGTAACAGATAATAATAATATATATTCTGGAGCAACAGGTAATCTTGTATTTGTTAATCTTGATGGTTCAACAAAATCAAAAAAAGCAAAAATAATTAAAGCTGCATTAGATTCTATACAGGGTACACCAAGTGAATCTGAGACTGGTGTAGCAACAACTTTGCTTGATTCAATGGGTGATCTTGAAAGAGAGTTGTATGAAGAGTTTGCAGCTGAAGTAGAAAGTGATTATTCAGCAATTGAGAATTTCTGGGATACTAATATTCAAAAAGATACACAAGCTAAAGAAAACTTGAGACTAAATAATAATGTGTTATCTTTGGAAGATCTTATAGATATGTACAATAAAGGTATATACACAAGTCAAGAAGAATTTATTGAACAAATAAAACAATGTAATTTATAATAAGCTATGGCAAGATGTCCTAATAAAAACACAGCAGAATATAAAGCTTTGCAAGAAGTTTATAAAAGTGAAATTGCAACAAACAATATCATTAATACTTGGCAAGATGCAAACAACACAGATGTTTTTCCAACTGTAGTTGAAGCAGAACAATTTGCTAAATATAATAAAGTTGCTTTTTCATTAAAGCAAAAAAAGTTTGCTGAAAGCTTATTAAATAATTTAAGAGATAAAAAACTTATTCATAATGAATATGGGTTGAATCTAATCAATGTTACTAATCCAAATCTTTTTTATACTGAAAGAGTTTATGATAGAACAGTTGTGGAAAGTAACCGTAACAAAATCATTCAATATTTAAAAGCAAATAATATTCCTTTGGATGCTGTTTCAATTATAGCAACTGATAAAACATATAAGATAGAAGTAAATGAAAATGTATTTACTCCAAAAGATATGTTGGAATCATCTAGATCTTGGGATACCCCTAGAGCTAGAGCCGTTGTTATGCATTTGAAGAGAATGTTTCCACAGATACAAGTTAAAATGCTTAGTGTTGCAGATGCACAAGCTCTTTATAATTCTATACCCGAATGGCAAAAAAGCAAAGTTAACTTTAAAGAAGTAAATTCTTTCTATGTAGATGGTGTTGCTTACTTAGTTAAAGGTAGAGTTACAGATGAGACTGCAATTGAAGAAATGTTACATCCATTTATTGATGCAATTAAAATAGATAACCCTGAATTGTTTAATAGTTTATTAGAAGAAGCTAAAATAAACTTTCCTGAAATGGTTCAATCTATTACTGAAGCTTATAATAGTAACAGAAACTTTAGTCAACTAGAAAGAGAACTAGAAATTGTAACTCAAGCATTGTCTAGACATTTTAATAATGAGTATGAAAAAACGCCAACTAAAAAGTTCTTAGATAAAATTAAAGAAGCTTTAGACTGGTTTGTAAAAGTTATCAATAATTTAAATGAGTATATGACAGGTAAACCCCTATCTGTAAAAGACATTAATAATAGAACTAACTTTAGTGATATTGCTAAACTTTTAAATACAGAAGGTATACGTTTTAAATTAGAGAGTAAAGCAGATGGCAAAGTAAGATATTCATTGTCTCCTGAAAAACAAAAGATAGTAAATAAAGCATTGGATAAATCTAATAGTATTCAACAAGAGATAATTAAAAAATTATTTCATGTTGCTATTAGTTCAAAAGAAGAGATAGATTCATTATCAGCAAACTTAAGTGATACTGAATCTGCAAATACAATTGTGGTTCTTAATAAAGAAGATCATACATATGTAGATATTACTAACCGTGAAATCTATAAATCAGTTACTACAGCAATTAAGGGTCAACTTGCCAATGAAGAAGATGTACAACTTAACTTAGCCATTGGTAATGACGTAGATGCTTTATTAGATGCAATTATCTCAGAGCAATCATTTGATGAAGTATTTCCTAATATGAAAGTTTTAGATAAGGAATTAGCTGGAAAAATGTTTGACATGTTAGAAGAACAACTTACTCAATTGATTCCACAAGGTGCAGTTGGTATTTCACAAGTAGTTGTATTTGATGAAGCAACAAAACTTGCTGGTACAGCTGACTTAGTTGTTATTGATAAGAATGGTAAAATCAGAATTGTTGATTTAAAAACAAGTAAAAATTCTATTTATGATAGAACTTTTGTTGACGCAGTAAAAAATAAAATACCAGGCAGAACTCAAGGTACTAAATATGAATTAAAAGAATATGAGTTAAAAGAAGATGTACCTGCATTAGATGCAAAAGGAAATCCTATTTTAAATGCTGATGGGTCACCAAAGATTTATCTTGGTAGTGATCTTAAAAAAATTCACGGAGTTGACAAACTATCAACTATAGCTCAACATAATCTTCAAGTAAATCTTTATAGACGTATGTTTGAGAATATGGGTTATACTGTTTATGATGGTGATGGCGGTGCTATTACATTTCATATACAAGCAGATATAACTGGTGTAGGAAAAGATCAAGTATTTAATAATAACTTTAGATTAGATGGTAGAGTTGAACACCCTATATCTGAAAATCTACCTTATGTTAATATGCTTGTGCCTTCTGTAATGAATAATACAGAAAAAGAAAGTCTTGATAGAGCAATTGGTACTGCGGAAGATGCTATCTACCGTGGTGATCAAGATATAGATGCATTAGAAAAAATTGCTGATACAATTGAAGCTCAAGAATATCCTGAGTATAATACCATTTTTGATGCACTACAAAACTATAGTGTTGCTTTAATGGAGCAAGATAAAGCATTAGATAAACTTAAGAACAATGTTTATAGAGATAAAACTAAACAACAAACGCGTGATGATATTGCAAGTACATTAGCGTACATTGCAAGTAATATTAATACGGGTCCAATAGCAAGATCTCAAACTTATACCAATCTATTAAGAAGTTCTTTAAATCAAATGCAAAAATTTACTGAATATATTTTAGATCCTGCTAATATAAACAAGCCTGAGTATATTACATATGCATTAAACTTTAATAGATTCTTAAGTACATTTGAAGCTTTGTATTCAATTAAAGATTCCAAAGAACTTAATGCTACACAAAGAACGTTGGTTCTTCAAATGCAACTTGAACAAAATAAACTTTTAGGAACTCATGGTAAAGAAGGTTTAATTAATGATGCTATTATTAATTATGTAAAAGAAACTATCAGAACTAGATCAACTAATGATTGGGGTGGTAAGGGTAGTGGTTTTACAGAAGATATGTTAGATGATCTTTTGGTTATAGCTCCAGATATTGCAATGGATGCATTAAATGTTCAAGATATGGCTACTCAAAAGGATACCATACTTGCAGTAATGGACAAAATATATAAAAATCAAAAGCAGATCTTACTGGATAAAATTGATGAAAGAGAATACTCAATTAGAAATGCGGGTAATCAATTACTAAAACTTTCAGGAAACAAGGATCTTCAAAGTCTTTATGATTTTATGTTGGAGTATGATAAAGATGGTCAATTTACAGGGTTCTATACTCAAAAAATTGGTCAAGAATATTATGATATGCAACAGTCATTAAGAAGTGAACTTTATGATGATAACGGTAATCCATATGAATACAGAGATGTAAGTAATTTAGATAAAGCAAAACCTGAAGATATTAAATATAATATTGAATTAGCTCAAAAGAAAGCAGCATTTAGCAAGTTCTTTCAAGCTGAATCAGTAGATGCTGAAGGTAAATTGATTGACGGTGAATTTCACAGATATACTGATGACTTTATAAATGCTAGAAAAAGATATGAGTTTTGGGTGCCATCTAAAAATAAACAGTATGGAACTTGGTATAGAAAGCCAAGAATCTCAGATAGAGATTATGCAGTGTATGAAGCTAAGTATTATAACTTTGGTACGTATACTAAAGCATTAAGAACTAATGGTGAACCAACGGGAGCAATTGCAAAAGAGCAAGTGTTACGTTCTCCAAAAGTTGAATTTAGAGTAGCTAGAGAAAGAACAGAATCTGGTAAAGACATGCGTAGTGAAAAGTATAAAGCATTAATGGATCCTAATAAAACAGATGCATTAAGTGTGGCTCAAAGAAATTTCTATAACATGTTTATTAAATATTATGAAAATGAATTACTAAACAAACTACCACAAGGTATTAAAGATCAAATGGCAGGGCGTGTTCCTATTGTTAAAAATAATGTTTTAGATACATTAAAAAATCAACCTAATGTTGTTACTAAAATGTATGCTAACACAGTTAGATCTATCAAAAACTTTACACAAGAAACAGCAACACAAAAAAATGTTTTACTTGATGAGCAAGGTAATTTTGTTAATTCACTTCCTATATTTTATACAGGTAAATTAAGAGTAGATGAAGATCTTAAAAATGTTGAAACAGAAATAACAGCATTACAAGATAAAAAGAAAAAGGGGTTAATTGGTCCTGAAGCATATAAAGAACAGTTGGCATTACTTAATGGTAAAGCAGCACAACTTAGAAGTCAACCATCATTGGGTGAGCTTAATAAAGATATGACTAATGCTTTACTTAAGTTTAGTGCAATGGCTGAACATTATGAAGTAATGGGTGAAATTGAAGATACTCTTACCGCAATGGTAAAAGTTATTGAAAACAGAACTTATACTCCAGCTGATCCTGCAGTAAGTTTAGGAACTAAAATTGATAGTAAATTTAAAAAAGTAGGAACTATTAAAGGTTCTGATTCTAATGCTTTGAGAAGAGCTAAGAAATACATGTCAATGATTTACTATGACAATGAGCTTGCAACAAAAGGAATGATTGATAAAATTGCTGATGAGCTTATTGGTCTATCTTCATTATCTTATGTGGCATTTAACCCATTTGGTAACCTTAATAACTATGTTATGGGTAGAATCAATAATGGTATTGAGATGTTGGGTAGTAGATATTTTAGTAAACAAAATTATGCTAGAGCTTCTAAAGAATATAATGTTCAAGGTATTCCTGGATTATTAACTAGAACAAGTGCAGCCTTAACTGATATTGCTGATATTGCTACACTAGGTAAAGCTGGTTTAAAAAAATCAGACTATGATGCTAATAAACCTAACTCTAAATATGAGGCTTTTGTTGATATGTTTAGGATGATGGATAAAGCTACAGATATCCGTGAAAATACTTCTGAGTTTGATAGCAAATCTATTTGGTCAAGATTTAAAGAATGGGGTTATGTAATACAAGATGCTGCTGAATACAATGTGCAAACTAAAGTTGGTATGGCTATACTAATGGATGTTACAATTAAAAATAGCAAAACCGGTGAAACATTATCTCTTTATGATGCATTCCAATATAATTCAGAAACACATAAGAATGAATTAATACCTGGGTATGATACTATAGTTTCTAAAAATGGAACTGAGAAACCATATACTGATCAGTTTAGATATGATTTAAGAAATGAGATTAGAGAAGTGAATAAACAAATCCACGGTAACTATGCTAAAGAAGATAGAATGGTTATTCAAGGACATACTCTTGGAAATTTAGCAACACAGTTTCATAAGTGGGTTGCACCTGCAATTAGATCTAGATTTAGAAGAGAATATTTTGATCAAAATTTAGGATGGATTGAAGGTAGATATAGATCATGGCTTAAATTTTTAAATCATGTTAAAGGTGAAATGGTAAGAGGTAATGTTAGTATTAATCCTGCTAAATATAATGAAAGTTTTAAAAAAGCTTATGGTTTTACCGGAGAAGGTGGAAATTTAGATCAAAAAGCAGAAGATAAACTTAGAGGTTTTTATAGAACAACTGGTGAACTTGGTATTATGTTAAGTGTGATTGTATTAAATTCATTATTAGCGGGTATATTAGCCGGTGATGATGATGATGAAGAATTAACAAAAAGATTAAAAAATCTTGTAAGACTACAAGGAGATAGAACATATAAAGAGATGGTATTATTTACAGTAGTTTTTCCAGAAAGTCCAAAACAAATTTACTCAATAATGAAATCACCAATTGCAACTACAAGAACATTAGGTGAATTAGGTGAAGCACTATCATTAAGTTATATGACACCATTGGCTTATATAGTAGAAGGTAAAGATGACTTTTATGCTGATAAAGATTATGTATATCAAAATAAACCTAATAAAGGTCAATTAAAAGTATACAAAAACTGGGCAGATGTTGTTCCTATTTTATATTCTATACAGAAATGGGATAACATGATTAAAGCACAAGATTTCTACATCAAATAATTATATGCAATTGCATATTGTAATACGCAATATAGCTAACATAAAATACTATATGTAGAAACATATAATGTAGGAGAAAGCCATCATTAAACCTTAAAAATGATGGCTTTTTTATTGTTATAATATTACTTTCTTCCTATTCTTATATTTTTTGAAAAATAAGTTTCTATTTTTTCAATTGGAGATACTGTTAACCAACTATCCCATCCTCCAGGTGCTCTATCCGCAGGCATATATTCTCTTTTTACATTTATTATTTTTATTAATAGCTCACTATTTATTTTATTATTTTTTTCTGCTTCTGATATTGTGCTTCTACTAACTTCACAAAGATTAGCTAGCTCTTGTTGTGTTATATTAAATTTATATCTAACTGATTTTATTATTGAATTTAAATCATTTAACATTTTATTTAAATATTGTAAATCTTCAGTAGAATATTCAATACATTCATTTGGTTTTTGTAAAAGTTGTTTATTGAATAGATTAACATTTAGTTTCTTATATTTATTAATCCAAAAAAGTTCTCTAGCATCAATATTATCTAAAGTCAATCCTTTTTCTAAAATAATAATATTTGGTACAAGATTATTATTACGTAATTCACAAACCCATTCTCTTAAATTTATATTATGAGAATGGATTAAGTGAATTGCAGGTCTTTTTATACCTTCTGTTGTTTTTCCAACATACATACATGTATTATCAGTAGGGTCAACAATACCATAAATTAAATTATCTTCCATGTGTTTTTTTACAAATGTATGAAAAATTAATCATTAAGTATTATATTTCATACATTAAATAAACCTATAGGTTGATTTTTAGATATTCATTTTAGAATGATAATAATGATAAGTTATTACTACAGGTGGTCTATCATAATCACGTAATCTATAATTATACATTTTTTCAAATACATAATCATCAGAACATATTACTTTAAATTGTTCATTAGTAAATGTATAACCCTTCATACCAGGAGTTCTTTGTCTAGGAATTTTTAATTTTCTTATTATACAAAGTAATACTTTTTTTGATATACTTGTTCTATCTGAGATATCCCCAAGAGTTAAGAGAGCTTCATCTATTTTTATTGCTTTCATTCTTAGATTGTTTAATTAATTCACGTTCATCTTCAAAAATGTATCTATATTTTACATCTTTATATTCTTCCATAATTATAGGAGATTGTAATTTTCTAGAAAACTTTTGATCATTTTTAGTTTCTACAGCTAAAATTATATGAGAATCATTATATCCACATACATGACCTTTATAATTATTATGCACTACTTGCATATTTTTATATTTTTCAAATACTTGTTTCATATTTTATGTTTAATTATTGTGCATATTTGCATAACTGATTGTAAAAAAAATAAAACCAATCTCTATACCTGAGACAAGACGGTAAATATCATCTTCACATAGTACTTGACAGTTAATAAGTTTAAGACCAAGTATAGGTTCTGTTGGTAGAAGTTCTATATTAAATCTGTTTCTGAAAATTAAAGGGTTGATTTTATCCATAAGGAATTTTTGTTTAAAAGGTTAATTAATAAAATTATTTTTGTATATTATAAGTGTATAGCCAAGGGACTAACCTGGCAAATATAAGATATATATATTTATAATGAAAAGTAAAATACTTAATATTTTCAGTTATTATGATACTGAACCAATGGAAATTATCATTGGTATAATATGGTTCATCATGTTACCAATCATATGGTGCTTTGAATTTTATTGTAACTTATTCATTATAATCCCAAGTATCTTATTGGGTATAACTATGATCAAAGCAACTTGTTCTCATTCAATTAAAGTAAGAAAAACTTTATCTTACGGATCATTTATCTTCTCCATTTTTATAATTTTAGCATTTGCATTTAGAGGTGCAATGGACAATCCTTCTCATTGGTTATGGTTTTTACCATCAATTATATCTTTTTTAAACCTAACAGCAATGACATCAAAATATTATAGACAACAAAAACAAAGTAGCAATGACATCTTATGATAATTTAACAACTGTATTAGTCACAATGATGACTGTTCTGTTCTCTGCCGGAGCATGGAAATTTTATGAAAAAAGAATAAAGTTAAAAACTGATTTAGAACGGGAAGATAGAACAGATCAAAATATGTATAGAGATGATTTAAGAGATAGAGTCAGAAGACTTGAACAATTGCTTACAGATGGAGCACTTGAAAAAGATGTAATGAGGGATCAGATACTTTCACTTACTAAAGAAGTAAGTACGCTACACGTTAAAGTTGAGTATTTAGAAAAAGAAAATCAGAGACTTAAAAATATCTAGTCAAATTATATATTTGGTTTTATACATTAGAATTTGTATATTATATATAAGTAACATTAACTAAAATTAAAAAATATGTTTAAAAAAGTATTATTAGCTGTATGGAATTGGATTTTATCTAAAACAACACTTGATGAAAAAGCTATTGAAGTAATAGATGAAATAGAATTAAGAAGTGCAAACGTTAAAAAAGAATTTAAAGATGTTGTAAATGCAGCTAAAGGTTTGCCAACAAAACCTAAAAAGAAATATTACAAACCAAAACCTAAAGCAGATTTAAAAAAATAATCATGGTTGATTTATATAGTGTATATAAATTTTTTAAAGAACAATGGCTGGGTAGTATATTGATTATAGTCTGGCTTATTTCTGTATTCATATACCAAGATAAAAAAAATGAGCTTCTTAATAAAGCATATCTTTTAGAAACTAGGATTAAAGAATTAGAGAGTAAAACAAAGATTGAATTAAAAGATATAGATAGTTTAAAAACTATTGACACAATTATTGTAACTAGAATTAAAATAATCAAACAAAAGGAATATGAAAAAATACGCATTATTGATTCCCTTCCTATTAGTGGGCTTCAAAGCTATTTCACAGAACGTTACCCAAAGTAAAGATTCTGTTGTTGTTCTTTCTGAAAAACAAGCTAGAGCAGTTGCCACTGATTTAGTGAGGTATGATTTTTTAAAAAATGTTGCAAGAGAACAAGAAAAAAGAATATCTAATTTTCAAAAAGTAATTGTAAAGTTAGAGAATACAATAAGCATAAAGGATAGTATTATATTTTATCAAAAAGATTATATTGACGCACAGAATACAATTTTAAAAATAAAACCTAAACCACAATTTCATGTTTATACAGGAGTGCAAAGTTCAGGATTTACATTTAATATACCATTGCTTTCTGGAAGAGTACTTTTAGAATGTAAAAAAATAAATTTTGGTATTCAATATATAGGTATACCAACAATTAGCAATCAATATGGATTACTTGTAGAATATAAATTATTTTAAATCAATGGCAGCAAAAACACAAACAACAACATTCAAACCTACTGTAAAAGTAAGTAGACCCGGTGTACATGCAAAGACTAAAACGTCTAAGATTAAAACATCAAAATTGTATAAGAAAAAATATAAAGGACAAGGTAAATAATATGGAAGACTGGGAATTATCAATAGAATTACATTGGCCGCATGATAGATTTGCATTAGGTTGGGATTATATTGCGCCAGATAGGACTTATAACTATAGTACTATTAGGTTATATTTGTTTTTTATTACATTTACATTAGATTATTAAAAAATTAAAAATTATGAAAGCTCAAGGTTTACAACAAGGTAAAATATCAAAACAAAAAGTAAAACTTTTGTGTAGAGAAGGAGGAGAATTAGATGAAGCTATGTTAGCTTCTATGGTTGAAAAAATGAGAAAAGGTGGTGATGCTATGAGGTATGCAAAAAGTGCTGATGGTTCAACAAAAAAGCAAGCATATAAAATGGGAGGCTGGGTTGATGAATATGGAGGCTCAAATAAAAAAAATTTTAAAGGGGGTGGAGTACCTACATCATTTATATACTCAGGTCCATCTAAAAAATAATAACTATGAATATTTTAACTGACGTATTAAGTTTAATAAGAAGAGGTGTATTTGTTAAAAATGCATCTCCTGAAGATGTTATCTTACTTGGTGTAAATGAGCAACCAGATATGACTGGTGTTGCTTCACCAATACCGTATAAGTCTGTTAAGCTTATTAAAGTTAAAGATCTTAAGATTGCTCCGGCATTTTGTGATAATGAAAATACTCCAACTACTCCAGCTTCTGGAACAGGTCAAGTATTTCAAAAACAAATAATTGATCCTATTACTAATGTTTGTACAAATTATTTTAGATCTTTAAAGTCATTAAGTACTAACTTAACTATTAATGAATCAATTGATGATAATTATATTGAGTTAACAAGTACAGGTGAACCTAATTTAGCAGCTAATTTAGGTACAGGTGCTGGTTTATATGCTAGTAAAGTAGGTGAGACACTTAATTTTAAATCATTAAAGGGCACGGGAGTATCAATAAGTCAATCAGCAACTGAAGTAACTTTAAATCATGCAACAAAACTTGTATTAACTGCACCTGATGGTGGTTTATGGGAAGTTACTATAAGTAATAGTGGTGTTCTTCAAACTGTATTAGTAGGATAAAATGGAAAATATAAAAAAGACAAGTTGGATTAAAGGTTTACTGCAAGATGAAAGAGGTGTTCCATCATCAAAAAGATTTGTTGGCATTATAGCAGGTCTTGTTTTATCTTTCACTCTTATTGTAAATCAATTTACTCCAAAATTAACTGATCCATCCCCTGTATTAGTTAATGCAGTTGCAATGTTAGCATTTGGATGTTTAGGGTTAGCGTCTGTAGATAAGATTTGGGGTAAAAAAAGTTCAGAAAATTAAAACAATAACCAATAAATATGAAAGTCATGATTAGTAAAGAAGGTAAAGCAGAAGAACGCAAATGGCAAATTCAATCTGCATTAAGTACTCTACAAAGAGCTGAAGAAATTAAAAATGATACATCTTTAATGAGAGATGTTAAAAGAGCTGCCGGCATGGAAGCTAAAAGATTACAAACATTAGCTAATGGTGGAGGTGTTATGTCAAGTGCAAGAAAAGCACCTATTAAAAAAGTAATAACTAAAAAAAAATAAGATAAAATGGGAACTCCTAAACAAGGCATTTCTTTTCCGGCTCAAGGATTAGTATACCAAAGAGAAACAACAAATGGATATTATGATCCAACTTCTATTCCTGCAGCTATTCAACAAAAAAAGAATCAAGCTAAAGTATTAAGAAGTATTAAAAAAGCAAAAGATGGAATTAATATTCCTAGATCAAGTACAAGAGCAAAAGAACCTGTTCAATCAGCTGCTTTTAAGAGTGGTAATTGTGGATGTAAAAAATAAATAATTATGAGCATTTTTATACAAGAAGTACTGGGATTACTGAAAAGAAATCAAAAGAAAATTACTTTAGATAAATCTAGAGATTGGTTTGAATTTGGTAAACTTTATCAAACTAGTATATTAAATACCGGAGCTTCATACAACCCTAAAATGGATCCATTTGTAATTAAATGGGGTGATTTAGTTTGTCAAGCTACAGAAGACTTAACAAGAACTTTGCCTGGGCAAGGTAATCTTGGTTTTGTTCCTGTATACACTGATCCATCAGGATATTGTAATTGGGATACTTTAAAAGATTCCATTATTACACAGAATGCCCTTAATACTATTATTACTATTGGAGGTAATTTAGTAGTAACGGGTGATGTAGCAATAAATGGTTGTGATTTAACATCTACTTGTACCACATTTAACCTTTTAAATACTGGTCCAGTATCATTTATTAATTTTGGTGGTTCATCTTCTCTTATAGAAATGAGCAATGCTGGAGGTATTGTTAATGTTAATGGAACTGCTCAAAGTACAAGTTGTACAACAGGAGCTTTAGTTGTTAAAGGTGGTGTTGGTATAGCAAAAGATCTTTTTGTATGTGGTGATGCTAATATTGCAGGAGATGCTGCAATTAATGGTGGTGATTTAACTTCAACTGTTACTACATTCAATCTTTTAAATTCAGTTACAAATATTAATTTTGGTAATGCTTCTCAAAATATACTTATTGGCGGTCTAAATGCTACAAGTGATGTAACAATAGTCGGCACACAGGAAAGTACCACATGTACAAATGGTGCATTTGTAGTAAGTGGAGGTGTTGGAATTGCTAAAAATTTAAATGTTTGTGGTAATTTAACAGTAACAGGAACTTCTAACTTAAATGGAGATGTAAATTTAGGTGATGCGCTTGGAGATAATATTAGATTATTTGGAATATTATTAGATAATAATGGTAGTACAGCATTAGCAAATCAAGTATTAATTGCTCAAACAGGCGGATCAGCTCTTTGGACTTCACCACCATGGATAATATCTTTTGCTGTTGCTGGTAATACAGGAACGCCATTTGATATAACTCAAGCAAATACATTATCTATTTTAGGCGGAACTGCTTTAACTACAGTAACATCTTCAGTAGATACTGTTACAATTAATCATTTAGATTATGGAACTGCAGGTGTTTATGCTTATCCTTCTTCAATTACAACAAATGCTCAAGGTCATGTAATATCAATAGTATCAGGAACAAATCCTACAATAACTGCTGATAATGGTCTTACAATGAGTACTGCAACTAATGTTCAATTAGGTGGTACTTTAATACAAACTACTACTATTGCAACTGCAGGTAATAACTTTACAATAAATAATCTTGCTGGAGCAACAATTCCTACACTTACAATTAATTCACTTAGTACAAATTCAGGTGGGCACGGTCTTTCTGTTTCTAGTGCTAATGCTTTTGCTGGATATTTTACAACAAATATTGGTGATGGAGCTTTATTTGCAAGTAATAATGGAACTACACCAGCTGTAACATTTCTACAAAGCAATGGTTATTCTGTTGCAAAATTCACACGTTCAGGAATTAATAATACAGGTATTGGTACTATATTAGATTTATATAATACATGTAATGCAGGACCAGCTGTTGTTGGTTTAGGAGCTTCTATAAATTTTAATATAGAAGATGATTTATCTGCACCATCTTACGCTGGTCATATAGCTTTTGATTGGACTTCATTTACTTTAGGTAATACTTCAAGATTTACTGTAGAAACTGTAAATCAAGGTACTGACTCAATTAAACTTGAAGTAGCTGGTTCAGGACAATTAAAATTAAATGAATATGGCGCGGGTATTCACGGAGGTACACCAGTATATAATTTAAGTGTAACTTCAACAGGAGATGTAATTGAAACTTTTATGTCTGTGGCACCTAAAGTATTTGTAGCATTAATTAGTCAATCAGGAATTGCAATAGTACCGACTATGACTATAGTATCTGATTTTTCAGCTGGTGCTATAACATTTACATGGAGTTATGTTAGTCCAGGTTTATATACATTGCAAGCAGATCAACCTATATTTTTTGCTACTAAAACAGCATTTTATATTACACCTGATGTAAATGTAGCAAAATCTTATTGTGCAGCTATTGAAAGACAAACTGATACATTATTATTAGTTAATAGTTGGGTATCAAATACAGGTGTAAGTGAAAATGATTGTTTTAATAATGCTACATTAAAAATTGAAATATATTAACTAAAAAATAACTAATATGAAAAAATATCAAGTAGGAGGAAGCAGTCAATCAAGAACAAGTGATGAACTAAATCCTTATATGATTAAAACTCCAGTTGCACCTAATCCTGGTTTTGTACCATCTGGTTCAATGGATAGAGCACAACAAGGTGTTGAAAAGAAAAAAGAATTACCACCCCCACCTGAGAAAAAAACAGGAATGGATGCTTTAAGAGCATTTGGAGAATATGTTACTACTTTTGGCTATGCTAAAGAAGGATATAATCCTGCACCAAGTAAAGAAGCTACAAAAAAAATGCCTGAAAAGAAAAAAGGTGGACAAATGAAATCTAAAAAATGTTAATTATGAAAAAACTATTATTATTTGCAATAACAATTACAATGTTAATTAGCTGTGTAAAAAAACAAGATGATCTTGATGAAAGACAAGCGGGTATATTAAGAATCCATAAAGGTAAGTTTGCTTTTTGTGGTGCATCTGGTGCAATACCAACAGGTAAAAAAATTGTTATTCAAGGTGTAACCTATGATGAAGGTTGTGCTATTTGTCCTGTATTAGATGGTCCTTCACTTTCTAACTTAGCTATGTATGGTAGTGGTGGAACTTGGGGTGATTTTAATGTAAGAAACAATTTTAAAACTCCTGATGGAACAGATAATACTGTTTGGTCTTTGTTTTGGTATTTTGACACTAATGATAGTGTTCCTCAATTTAATCCAGAAAGTAAAAAATGGGAATTGTTACCACCAAATAATAGATCATTTGTAGTAAATACTGATTTACCATCTACAAGTGAAAGTAATATGTTTTGTATGCCGGCAGTAGTGTTTGATACAACTTCAACAGGTATTGTATTGGCTAGATGTTATGGTCCTTTAAATGAAGCAGCTGTACCATTACGTAAAGCTGTTCCTGTAAAGTCAGGAATGACATCAATTACAGCAGCTAAAGTAGGGGCACCGTATCCAGTGGGTACACCTATTCCAGTGAAAGAATAATTATTAAATAAAAAATTTATATAAAAATGGAAAAATTAAAATCATATGCACTTTTTGATAGTTCAGGTCTAATTGTACCTGGAAGTCTAATTGTACAAAAGATTAAACCAAAAAACAAAAGCTTTAAACAAGTTTCTGCTATTGAATACTACAATAAAAATACATCAGCTTATACTACTATTGTAAACACAGCTTATCCAAATGCTTTATTAGCAGATACGTTTAGTATAAAACTAGAAACTTTTTTACTTAATAAAGGTGTTAAAGCTAGTAATACAGTTTTAAATTACACTTCATGTTCAGATGATGTTAACGCACCTGAATTTGCTAATATTATAAACATAGGACAATCTCCAGAAAGTTTAAATGAATTTTTGGGACCATTCTTTGGTGGTGGTTTAGCAGGTTATCCTCATACAGGAGCTTTAGGATTACAAGCTTGGCAAAGTCATGCTACTACTGATACTTCAACTAATGGACCTTTATTATTGATTAATTTCCCGCACATTGGTGTTTCACAACAACCAGATCTTGTTTCTGCTAGCAATAATGTTGGTAGAATATTAAGAAAAGGAAAAAGTTCTGCGTCAGCTGATAATACATGTGGTGCTGTTGTTACAGCTGCTGCATGGGTAATGGCTAATTTAGCAGGTGGTGCTGCTCCAGTTAGAGGTGCCGGTGTATTTGCTAACAATGATCAATACTTTGTATTAGCAAATATATTATGGGCTAATAGAGCTACATTATGTTCTACTGCTTATAATTTTGTTTTAGATGCTACTAAATACAGTGCTGGTGTTAAACTAGCTACAGAATATATTAGAGCAAAAAGTTTTACTGATTTAAAAACTACTTTAATTCCTGTTCTTTCAGGACAAAAAAGTTTATATTTTGTAACGGGTACATTTATTAATGTTGATAGTGGTTATTCTGCATTTATTGATTTCAATGAATTATGGCTTTGGGATTCAGGAGCTTGGACAGATTTAACTGCTGCATTTAAATTGACTCTATAATGAAGACAGCTGCTTGGACGCGCAAGGAAGGTAAAGATCCAAAAGGTGGATTGAACGCTAAAGGTGTTGCAAGTTATAGAAAAGAAAATCCTGGAAGTAAATTACAGACTGCTGTAACTAAAAAACCATCTGAATTAAAATCAGGTAGTAAAGATGCTAAAAGACGTAAATCTTTTTGTGCTAGAATGTCTGGCGTAAAAGGGCCAATGAAGGATGAAAAGGGGAAACCTACAAGAAAAGCATTGGCTTTAAGGAAATGGAATTGTTAATGTCCGTTATTATACACAAATCAAGTGATTTTGTACATTATATAACACATTAATTATTATACAAATTGTATAATTAATTGGGCACAGTAACTAATATAATAGTTATTATGCCCATTTTTTATATAGTTTAGTTAACATGTTGTCTACTTTTATCTTTGAGAACTACAAAAGAATCACTCTTTCTATTATCTCTTGCAATTACTTGAACTCCATCATGAAATACAGTAACCCAACAATATTTAGTATTATTTTTAGAAATTCTTCCTTGATGAATTACATGACTTACATATAGTAAAGCTGCTGTAGGATCTATATCATCTCTGATATCTATTATAATTTTACTCATGTTTTTTATTTTGTTTCCAGTCTAACCAAAATCCAACGGCTACTATAAAGTTCATCCCTAAAGAAGCAATTATCTCTATAATATCCTCATAGATTGAAGTCATTAGGTGAATATGACCAATTGTCCAAAAAGGTATAGCCAAGTTTTGACTAATCCATATAATAGTAAACTTAATAAACCGTGTCATTTTGATCCTTTACTAACTAAATAATCAAATAACCAAATTGCTTTGGGTCTTATAAATTCATAAGCTACCCATATTAAAAAGTATTTCATAATCCTTTTTCTTTTCTATAAAGTTGTAATAATTCTTTAGGTGTATAATCATTTTCAAAAGTTGAAAATCTTTTATCTTGATCACCATACATAATAGCATACTTTGATTTTTCATTTGTAAGCCAATCTAAAAAGTCAATAGTAAATAGATCAATAATCTTTAATACTTTACCGGTATGATTGTATAATTCAGGTTCATCATTATAACAATCCCAATACTGTGTATGAGGTCTTATTTGTTCTTCTAATGTCATTTCAAAAATATTTTAAGTGTGTAACCTTAATCTTTATATTTTAGTTCAACATCTTTTGCATTATACTTTGTATATGCTCTACCATTATATGGTGGTGAATGTTGTATAACCTCTACTCTTTTTACTTTTGGTAGAACAAAAGTTGTTTCTAAACCTATTGGTTTACATGTATCACAATATAAATCTTCTGTCAATCCGCTAGATATTATTACACTGCATGTATTACACAAAGTGGCACCTGCACCATTATTAAATTTATGTATTGGTTTCATTATTTTTTTATTAAATATTTTTTATCCCAAGTTGTTCTTTTAGTATGAGAATCTCTCCATGGCCAAGTCATTCTTGCTTTATGTAAGTTTTTATCAGAATAGTTTTTCCACCATAATACCATTTCCCAATATCTATCATCATCACCATCTGGTGCATGCCAATGTATTACAAATTGCCAATGAAAGAAAAATATATAAAAAGCAGGAGCCCATTCAAATCTAGGTGAATTATA